AACAACATACTCGCTGCCAGGATCTCTTTGGTCGCTTGTGTCTTCCGAATGATCCCAGTTGACATCAGCAGACGATACCAGGCCATCACAGCCTCAGCAACCTTCTTGTATCCGGGGTTTCCTCCTGCAAGCGAATCAGCCTGCTCTAGGGTGACTTCACTCAACAGTACCTGAATTACAGCTTCAGCACCCTTTTCCATCGAGCCGTTGTCAGACATGACAATTTCTCCTTTTACGATACTAGGGCCAGATAGATCGTCTGGCCCTAGTATTAGGTGTTGACTGCTATGAGCTGGCTGGGGCAGTCACTCGTTGGAACAGTAGGAATTTGTTGCCAGCTGATTGAGAGGTATCGGCCAGAGCTTTGATCTGAAGAGAGATTCCGGTGTAGTCTGTATCTTTCTGAGAGAACTTGAGCGAGTCGTTCAGCTTTGCCGTACCGATGTGGACGAAGACTCTGATCGGTAGGTTATTGCCAGAGGAATCCAGATACAATCCCTCAAAGCCCCACTCTTTCTCAGTCAGGATTGCGACTCCACCTAACCCAGTGTATTCGTAGGCTTTTTGACCAGCTCCTGCCGCGACGGACGAAACTGCCGTTTGGTTTGCGTTAACAAGAGCTAAGTAGGCTGCTGTGAGTTCTGCTAAGACGGTTTCCAACGTCATAGTTTCCTTGACTCGCCGTCTCTTCACTGGGCCGAGTTCTTCATCCACTTCGATATCGAACTCCTCAGATTCATACGCCAGGGTCAAAGGAGCTTTGGTATACCCCACTTTCGCCCAGTTGCCTCCCCAAGCGGCGGCATAGGCTACTGAGGTTTCGTCAGGCTTGGTTTCGCCTACTGGTGCATACCAAAGCGCTGCACCGGATTTGATGATGTTGGTTACTGAGGGTGTACCCATGTTCGTCTCCTGTCGTGATAGATGGATTAGGCTGAGCGGATGACGATATCGAAGAAAGAGAGTATGAAGTGCCAGTCAGTGTCAGATTCCTCCAGTGTTTGACCGATTCCAGTTTCCTCCGCGTGGAGGATGATTGAGGATGTCCCGTTATGGAGTGAATCGACTAGTGTACGGTAAACTTCGAATGCGTCTTTCTCACTCAGTCCATAACACTTGAACTGTATGCTAGGGATGACCAACGCATCCTCATAATCGCGACCCCTGAACTCACCAGCTCCACCCCTGACACGGAATGCGATTGCAGCTCCCTCTTCAGGTTTGTATCCGACTTTAGGGCTTTCGCGACCAGCATAGATGCGGTCTGACACAAGAGCTGTCAATGCTGTTTTGGAGAGAAGGTATTTCCTGATGTCGGCTTGTATGTCTCTCATTTCACTACCTTCTTCCCGACTTCGATTACGATGTTCGGAGTGATCTTGACTAGGTCTTCTAGGGCTCGATAGAGAAAGGAGTTCTTCATTTCCTGATAGATCGCATATTCAGCCGCTGCGTGGATTCCCCCGCCTCTTTCATCTTCTGGCTTTATCGGTGGAGCAAAGTCCTTAACAGCCTTAGCTAAAGCTTCTCCAAGCGCTGCAGCCCGACGGTCTCCCTCAGGACCGAACCCGTAAATACTGTTGAGCATAAAACCGGTATCTATCTGACCGTTCTCCTGAACGTGCACTTTCGCGTATGCCTCTCCTTGAAAAGCTAACGCAGTCAGAATCGCATCGGAGGCATCTTGCACTATCAGACGTACCTCCTCTTCATACCAGTTTATCTCACCGTTGTCTGTCTTATCAGTCCGAGCCATCTGTAACCACCAATAAGCCTACGACTAGCCCACTTGGTCCTCTCTGGACCGGTCCAGTGATTTCGTAGACTTCAACAACACTCAGCCTCCGACCGTAACGTTCCAGGATCTTGATTCTATCACTAGCTTTCACTTCCGTATCCAGAGGCAAACGTATCTCACCATCTACCATCGGGACATAGGAAGATGCTTGTGCTTCACGGGGGCTAAGGTGACGAAAACCACAGAACATCTCAGCCGAGTAAACGTACCGTTTGATAGGATTGCCGTAGTCGTCCTCATAGGGAGGAGTGTATGACCCGATCTGACAAACATCCTGCATTGATGATTCTTGGGTCTCTCCGAGGCGGATAAGCTCAGTTAGGGCAAACTTGTTCATGCCCATATCTCCTTATCCTCCTTTTCCGCTAGGTTTCCTACCCAGACTCGTTCTGTCTCTGTCGGCTTAGGTTCTATATACATCCTCAGAGACTTTGATGCACGACGTGAGCGATACATAGCTGCCATCTGAAGGAATTGGGTATTGACCTGTGATCGACTGTAGTTGCCACCGTCTGCAGAGAAATCGTAGTCTTCGGCTACGGCAGCTGCTTTCTCCTCCCAGATGACAGCAGCAGCCGCGTTCAGATCGTATGTGGCTATCCAGTCATCGTTGGCATCCTGTGTGGGCGGGGAGGTTGATGTATCCCATACATAGGGCTTTTCGCCTCGTTCATCCAGCAGCGGATACTGTTCGATGAAAGCCTGAATAGTCGCGTCCGCATATGTTGTTGTCGTAGGTTCATCGGTCATTCGGCGAACTTGTAGGATCTGTGCGGCTGTTGCTGTCATTAGGAGAAACCTCCTGATACCACCTACATACTGACGACTGCTACGCCGTAGGTCGTGGCTAGGTCGCCATCGGGGGTGATGAAGACGTAATCGCTGGTGTCGTTGTAGATGTCTGTAGGAAAGGGTCCGACAAACTCGATCTTTGATGCCGTAACAGTGATCGTCTTTGTTGCTGTCGCGCCGTCCAGCGTTTTCGTGATCGTAACGGTCATAACGAAAGCATCAGCGTCGTTGTTAACGACAAGGAAGGTATGACCGTCATTCGGAAACTTGAAGCCCCCAGCGGCCGTCACGTTCTGATACGAGAACTCAGCAGGCGTCCGAGACATCGTTTGTCTTGTTAGCGTCTCAAGAGCCATCGTCAACTCCTTCTATCTGAACAGATCAGAGGTGGGCAGATTGCAGCCTATTACTTCCGAACATACTCGACGTAGGCGTATCCCCCCAGGCCGGCAGCTGCACCCGAGGCCATAGAGCCCGTCAGATACTGCGTGGAACTCCACTTACGCGATGCATTGCCATTTGTTCCCTGATCAGTCGCATCAGCGCTATCCAAGCAGACAGCAGCTGAATGCACATCAGGGCCGTCGATGAGCGTGTCGGACAAAGTCGTGGCGGCCGCCGCGATGCCAAAGTCGGCTGTACAGGCAGCCGTGGCTGGAGTCGTCACGTCAACGATAAAGCGAGTGATGATCAGGTCTTCACCTTCAGGGTTGGCTTGTGAGAGAATCCCACCGGCCGTATCCAGGGCAGCCAACGCAACACGAAGACAGCCTTTTCCTTCAGCCATCAGAGAACTCCTTCATCTAGGATCTGAATCTGCCCAGGACCGTTATGATCTGGTCCTGGGCGAGATAGGTTGATACAATAGGTTGGTCATGTGCCGTTAGGTATTAACGGCGATGCCGATACCACCACCTGTGGCGGGTGCAGCTAGCATATGATAGACGTGGGTTACAACGTCTGCCCAGCTGGTACCTACGCCTACAAGCATGCAGTTACCCCGTAGAATCACATTGGATGTGGCCCCGGCCACCATATTGAAGGCATCAGTGATTCCTGTGGCCCAGTTAGGGGTATAGTTGAGAAAGAGGCAGTCGTCGAAGATAGTTTCCCGCATATCACCGGCAGAAGGGTCTATCTTTACGAGGAACTTGCCGGCAGTGGTTGAGTAGGACCGGATATCGCAGTGGATGAAACGGTTGCGGACTCCGGAGACGATCAGTTCAGCATTCGCTGCCGTTCGGATGATCGTGTCGACTCCAATCGAGCAGTCTTTGAAAGCGTTCTCATTGCCAGACACTCTCAAGCTATAGCTACCAGCGATAGTCGCAGGTGCGCCTCCCGTAGCATTCACCATCCCCGTGAACTGGCAATTCTCAAAGTAGTTCCAATGGCCCGACACGTGCACATTGTACCCGGCAACAGCTGCATCTTTCTCATCAGAGATCTTGATATTCTTGAAGATGCAACCCTGTGCACTGACAGTCAAAAGAGTCGTCAGATCGTTGGCGGCAGTATTAACGATCCTCGCTCGCTGCCCCATACCTGGAAGTGGGCTAGTTAGCCCGATCAGATGTGTAAAGTTCTTATCCCAGGTAATAGTAGCAGCTGGTTCGTCTGGCGTGCCGCTTCCGATCAACACTACCACATCGTGATGACCAGCAACGCACAGATCCTCAGCTTTGGTCACGGTTTTCAACGGTTTCGTCCAACGGTCTCCGGAATACGAATCCGAGCCATAGACGGGATCAACGAGGAACACTCTGCTATGTGGTCCTCTGGGAATGCCGTTCAGCATCAGGTATTCGTTGATGTTTTTGGGATACAATCCCATCTTGTCCTCTTCTACCCTAATCTAGGCGTAACGACTACTACGCTGTCAGGGTTGCGAATGGATAGCGAGAAGCTTCCACAGTCTGAATCCGGTTGATGGGGTTGGGCAGTTGGAATCCGAGTCGCATAACGACACGGAGGGCAACCATGTCCTGTTGTGCCAGGTTATAGATGATATTGCCTCCAGCATCCTGAATCACTGCTTCTGAGAGGATCTTGAAGGTAATGTCCTGTCTCATCGCATAGACCAGCTGGTTCCACTGGCCAGTGATGAAAGGATAGGACGAACTCATCGCTCCATTGAGGGGGAATTCGATGGGTACGCCATCGAGGACATAGGAGTTGGCCTCTTGAGGTGAAGCGGTAAAGATAAGGCCGCCTTCAGAATCTCTCAGACTACGAAGCAAACCGCGGAGGGTCAAGTGAGCGATATGGCCGGTAGGAATGAAGCCGTCTGCTTCCAGGAGGGCGATTACGCCAGTCTCTCCAAGGATGTCTTCGTAGAGGTCGGCGTAGGTTCCTTTGGCCACGGTATTGCTGGCGGTGCCTGCGGCTGTTACGAGTGCAGTTGGCCAGGATGAGGGTTTGTTCGTTCCGAAGAGAACCGCGTTGTCGATCGCAATGCCAAGCGCCTCGACACAAAGCGGTCTTACCTCACCCCAGACATCAATATCTGCATCCTCTAACACTTGCTCTGGGATAGGCACAATCA